CCTTTTTTGCATATCTATCTAAAAAACTAAATATAGTTTCACCGAGCTCAACTTGTATTTTCTCCCCATCCTCCAAACTATCATCTAAGTCAGACGGTGACTTACTTACCTTTAAATCTGAAAACCCGTTATTTTTTAAAGCTTTTTCAATTAACTTTTTTACAGTTGTTATGTTGTTATAACTATTTGGCGTTGCGCTACTATCTATTAAATCACAAGCTTTATCACGTCCTGCAATTTCTATAATATGACTTGAAGCATCATATACAACATTTAAAACCTCAACAAAACCAGTTAAAACCAGATCATCATCAATATAAATAGCTACGCTATCTTTTATTTTAATTGGATTTAGACTTGTTCTTGTTTGATCAACTGTTTCTTTTGAAACAAGAGTGGCAGTATAAGAGGATGATAAATTTAATAATGATTTTTCAACAACTACATTCTGAAAGCCGAAATATCTTTCTCCATTAATTTCAAAAAATATATTATTAGCCATAACTTAAAACTTTAATAGTTCCAGAAACTCTGCTTGTATCTCTAATTTTATTTAGATCTTTAATAGTCTTTTTGTTGTCTAAGTCTCCATAAATACTATATACAAGGCTTGATAAACTAGTTTCTTGTGTTTCAATTTCTACGACTCTCGGTAATGACAAAAGCAACGAGTTTAAATAGCTATTAGCCTCAGCTCTCATTTCTAATAAAATATTATAAATATCTCTATCTAAAGTATCTGACAAAGAATTAAAAGAAGACTCCAAAGACTCTTTAATTTGATTCAGTTGATCTAAATCAGTAATATTAATTAAAGTTGACTGTTCATAGGCAATTGATAAGGCTGTTGAGCTTACATAGTCATTTATTAAAGCTTGATTGCTTTTTATATCTAAAGAAGTTGAAGAAGAACCAACGGGTGTATCCTCTGAGGCTGCAAAGAAAGGAGTTAGAAGCTTAGTAACATTAAATAAATCACTAGCATTTTCAAAGGCAAATCCAATATTATCAAATGAAGCTTCCAGTTTTGCAGCTAATTCACTCGGTGCTTGTATTAAAGCCCCTGCATCATTAACAAGCTCATTTAAAGAGGTAACAGCATCATTAAACTCATCAGCCGCCCCTGTTATTAATGAGGTAACTCTTTTTATTTCTCTACTTGTTGCTTTTATGGCCTTGACACCATTTCTAAACTTTTCAATATTGCCCTTTACGCTTTTAAAACTATCTCCAAACTTTTCATTAAGTGAGCTTGCTAAGCTTGTTTTTAAATTTGTAAGCTTACCAGTTTTTGATTCTTGCTGCTCTGGAAATTTGTTTTTGCTCGCTTTTTCAAAGAGTATATTAATTTTTACAATACCTAACTCTCTAATAGAATCGTTAATATTATAACTTTTGACAACAACATCTTGTTTCTTATAGACGGGATGTGTGAGACTTGCGACCCCTTCTTTTTCTAAAGCATTAACAAAGGAATCTAAGTCTTTGTTATTACTAGTGATGTCGATTAAGGCATTTATATTAAAAGTTTTTTCTAACTTACCTAAATCCTCAACATATCTTGTATTTGTATCAGGAAATTCATGGGTAACAGTTTTTCTGCCGCCTTGCACTGAGCTGTCTTGATAGTGAAACTCTATATCTCTAAATTTTGCTTGTGGATATTTAGCAATATTAAAAATAGTCATTATTGCGCCCTCATAATTGAATTAACACCAACATTTAAGCCGCTTGTTTTGTCTGATTTTAATGTGCTAGTCATTCCTGAAGGTGCATTATTAAAGTTTATGTCAAGATTACCTGCAAAGTTGCTTGATATATGCTGATTAATAGTTTTTTGACTGGCTGTCTCTATAAGGTTGTCTTTGTTTCCAGAAAATATAGAAGAGAATTTGTTTTTTATATCACTAAAAGCACCCGTTAGCTTTGTAATCATATTTTTTAGTCCTTCAATTGGATTTATTAAAAATTCAAATATACTGTTACCTATATCTACAATCATATCTTTTAAAACAAACAACAAAGGCATAGCTACTGTTAAAAGTTTTACAAGACCAATGAAACCAAGAGGATTTGCAACAAAAGCTGCATTTAATAATAACATTGCAGTTTTTAAAGCAACAACTGCCGTTTTCGTAAATAAAGCAACAGCTGCAAAAGCTTTAACTGTTGTAATCAATCCAGTTATTGCAAAACCTAAAGTTCCCAATAAAATCAATAAAGGTGCTAAAAGTGCTAATATTCCAGAAAAAGTAACCATTAGCTTAATAAGACCTGGATTTTGTTGAGCAAAAACTTTAAACTTTTGAGCTAGTTCAGTAACAGCAATTGCCATTTTTTTTGCATCTTCAATAAATACCTTGCCAACTTCACCCATTGCCAAAGTTATATTGTCTCGCATTGTAGAGATTACTCCTGCAAGCGTCTTGCTTTGTAATATCATTGCTTTATTAGCAAAACCGCCTTCTTTTGTCATGTTTTGCATTGCTCGCTCCATCATCTTAAAGCTAATCTGGCTTTTAGAGGCCATTTCAAAAACTGCATCTTTAGTCACTCCAAATTGTCTTGAAAGTACATCTATTACAGGAATCCCTCTATCTGACATTTGCAATATTTCCTCTGTCATTGCTTTTCCTTTATTTTTAATCTTTGCAAATATTTGAGACATATCTGACAAGGGAACATTTGCAGCCGCTGAAATATCACCTAGCATTTGCAGATTTTCTGTCATTTTTTCACTACTAACACCAGCCGCTAATAATTGTTTTGCTGACTTGGCTACGCCTTCTAATTGAAAGGGAGTTTTTGCTGTAAATTCAAAAAGATCTTTTACTAAAGCACTAGCTTTTTCACCGCTTCCCAATATTCCAACAAAAGACGTTTCCAAAGTTTCCATATTAGCTGCTGATTTTAAAGCCATGCCACCAACTAAACCTATAGGCAAAGTAACTCTAGTTGTCATTTTCTTGCCTAAATCTGTAAAATTGCGACTCATTCTTTTTGTTGAGTCACTAATTGATTTATCTAATTTGCTAACATTAGATTGAATTTTTTTTAAATTAGGAGAGATATTATCAACTAAGTTATATATGTATGAAACATCAAAAGCCATGTCTGTTTTTAGGTTGTGAATTCTTATGAATTTTAACCAATTCCTCTTGAACTCGCAAGACTTTTGTATAAGGCTGATTCTCTAACCACTCGATAGAAACACCACCATTAAAATGATAAGCTGTATTAAAAATTATTTTTTCTAATTTTAGCTCATTGTTTTCATCCATGATTGGATAAAAAAAACCTCAATATATTTTGCTACCATTAATTCAAAGTCATCAAGTTCAATTGCCTCGATATAACTAGAAGTAATCTTTTGCTCTAAAGAGTCATCTAAAAACACCACTCCAGATATTAAATACTTTTCAAAATCATTATAAAATTTCTCAATATTCTCACTGCCTAAGTTAATTGCTGCGAGTATTCCTTTTGCATCAAATTGCTTATCGCTCTCTTCAGTATTAAGATTTTTGCTAGCCTCTTCTTGAGAAAAAGATTTGGCCATTCCAAATATAGATTGTAAAAAATTCTGCTTTAGATTTATTGTTCTTCTCATTTGCTTTTGAGACGGCGCTTGCATATACAAAGTTTCTATATCTTTAAAAATATTCTTTCCATCCTCTTGAGCTTGTACTTTTATTGGTGTTGTTAGTTTAAATTCAACAATATCTTGATTCATAATATGCAGTAATTTTAAATTAATAATGCTTTATCTAAGCATATTTTATATGCTACTATATACAATATAATATTAACTTTTCAAGAAATTCAATGTTTAAATTATTTAAAAATGCTGCAAAAGTTGTCGGTACTGAATATGTAGTTGGCAAAGTTTTTGATTTAGTTGCAAAAAAAACATCAACTAAAAGTAAAAACAAAAATAGCAAAACCAAAGCTATAAAAAACATTATTAAGATATACAAAGACTCAAAAACTATTAATCATGAAACTTCGCTAATAATAAAAGATTTGGAGATTAAGTATCAATCAATAATAGATATGCAGGAAGCTGAAAACCAAGAGTTGATGCAATGCCTTAATGGTCTAGCCAAAAAAATTGTCTTTTTGTTTATAATATGCTTTGCAATACAAAGTTTTGTATTTTGGATAATTCTTAATGATTTTTTAAACTATTA